TGCGAAGGGTGGTGCTTTCACCAACTCTATCGTAAGCAAGCCAACTGCCTTCGGTTCCGCTACCAGTTCCAACAACATCATGGGTGAGGCTGGGCCAGAGGCAATTATGCCGCTGACTCGTTCCGCTGATGGCTCGCTGGGTGTTCGTGCCCAGGTAGATGTTTCTGGACTGCAACAGAACAGCGGCAGTGGTGTGCAAGTTTACATCACAATCGATGGGCAAGGCAATCAAACCACATCGCAGAGTGATCCGGGCATGGGTTCGTTTGGTAAGGATGTTGGTCAGTTTGTTGACCAGCGTTACAAGCAACTCATCAGCAAGGATCTACAGCCAGGCGGTGATATCTGGAAGTCAATGCAAGGTTGACATAAGGGGGCTTCGGCCCCCTCTTTGAGGTAATTCATGGCAACACCAACTTTTACTTGGGTGGTTAACACCCAGGCGCAGCCCACCATTACCTACACAGTCCGTTCCGCTCAAATGGGTGATGGCTATGTACAGGAAAGTGGCGAAGGCGTTAACAACAAAAAAGAGTCCTGGGAAATCACTTTCGTAGGTAGTGACACTGATGTCGCTGCAATTATGACTTTCCTCGATGCTCTGGCGGGATACAAGTCCTTTTTCTGGACAAACCCGCTAAACCAACTCGGCCTGTATAAGTGTAAGAACCCTACTCCAATGGAGATGGGCGGCAACACTTTCCAATTCACAGGCACATTCACCAAAGCGTATGCAGCATAACAAGGAGAGCTGATGCCGATTAGATTAGATGTGCAGAAGCTTGAACCGGGACAACGTGTCCGGCTTGTAGAAGTTGACTGCACAGAGTTTGGTGGACCCATTATGTATTTCCACAACTACAATGTGGAGTACACCCAAGCAGAATTACTAGCCGCCCAGGCAGCTGGTACAGAACTAACGCCAAAGAAGATCCGGTGGCAAGGACAAGACTACAGTTGCTGGCCATATGATATCGACGGTATCGAGCTTGACGGGACGGGTTCAACAGCAACCCCCACCCTTACAGTCGCTAACGTTGACTCATCAATTAGTGCCCTATGTCTTGCACTTAATGACCTGGCTCAGGCCAAAGTTACAATTCACATCACTTTCCAGCACTACTTGGACGGTGAAACCGGGGCAGATCCTAGCCAGGAATTTGTCCAAATCTGGTATATCGACCGGAAAAGCAATGAGGACAACGTTACCATTTCGTGGAGCATGTCTAACCCTGCTGACACAACCGGTAAGTTGATCCCAGCCCGCCAGATCCACTCTATCTGCTACTGGATGCTCCAGGGGCAATATCGGGGGCCTGACTGCGGCTATACAGGCACTTCTTACTTTGATGCTGATGGGAACCAGGTGACTGACCCCAGCAAAGATAAATGCTCAGGACTGTTGAATACAGGGTGCAAGGTCAGGCATGGAACTGCTAACGCCCTCCCCTTCGGCGGATTCCCAGCAAGTGCCCTGATGAATTAAGGAAACACATGGAAGTTTTTGACAATGAGAATGTGCGGGAGGATATCCGCCGTCACGCTGCAAAAGAGTATCCACGGGAAAGCTGTGGAGTAATCGTCAGTATCGAAGGCCACCCGCAGTATTTCCCTTGCAAGAATCTTTCAAACGATCCAACGCAAGAGTTCCTGATGTGCCCCGAGGATATGACTGACGCAATGGACCTGGGCGAGCTTGAAGCCATTGTGCATTCACATCCCGACGCCACAAGCCAACCATCAACTTTCGACCTCGCCTGCATGGAAAGGTACTACGAAGTTGAGCGGCTATTAGATCCCGATGCCAAACCTATCCCCTGGATCATACTATCGTGGCCAGAAGGGGATTTCAGGCAGATTGTACCGCAAGGTGGTGTACCCCTAACTGGAAGGGAATTTGTTCATGGGCTGCATGATTGTTGGCAGTGCTGTGCAGATTATTACTTCCGGACTTCCGGCCTAACGTTCCCGAACTTTGAACGTGAAGATGGCTGGTGGGAAGTACAAGACGGTGTTTCCCACTATGAGGAAAAGTTTACCGAGTGCGGTTTCTATAAAGTCCCGCTTGATGAAATTCAAGTTGGGGATCTTATCGTTATGCAAATCGGTCGTACCTTCCACCCCAACCATGCTGCCGTATACCTCGGCAGTGCCCCTAAGCTGCCCAACGAAGAATTAGATATCTTCGGTCAAGGCCCATTTATCCTGCACCACATGTATGCCCGAAAGTCCGCAGTTGAAATCTACGGGGGGCAATGGCTGCACCGTACATCATTTGTTCTAAGGCATAAAAACTATGTTGGAGAGACTGGTTAAAGTCAAACTCTACGGCCACCTTCGCAAGTTATTTGGCAGGGAGTTTGAACTATCCGTGCGAAGCCCAGCAGAAGCAGCCCACGCCCTCGGTGTGATGCTTCCAGGCTTCAAGCACTACGTTGAAACGGCGGAACAACGAGGCATGGCCTTCGCCGTATTTAACGGGAAACAAAACATTTCAGAAGACGAATTGAAGCTTGGTGCCAAGTCCGAGATTCGCATTGCTCCGGTATACGGAGGCCGCAAGAACGGCGGTGGACTAATGGTCGTCGTTGGAGTTGCCCTAATGGCAATCGCAACGGTTATGACCGGCGGTGTTGCGGGCCTGGCAATGGCGGGTACATGGGGCACCGCACTTACTGCCGGTGGCTTCACAGGCGCCATTGCAATGTTCGGCCTCTCGATGGCGATTGGCGGTGTTATGCAGATGCTTACGCCCACCGTCGATACCGGCCTTAATACAAGCTCAGACAGCGAAAACACTTCGGCCTACGCCTTCGGCGGGCCAGTAAACACAACAGCACAAGGTACGCCGGTTGGCCTCCTTTACGGAGAGCGGGAAATCGGGGGTGCCATTATTTCAGTCGGTATCTTCCCCGAGGACCGCACTTAACGAGGAATGAAATGGATCAAGTAGTTTTACATGGTCAGAAAGGTGGTGCTGGTAAACAGCATCAACCGGTGGAAGAAAAGAACAACCTGCTATCCAAGTCCTATGCCAAAGTGCTTGTTGCAATTGGTGAAGGTGAATTCGCAGGAAACCCGACCGCTGCTGATATCTACCTCGACGGCACCCCGCTGCTAAGTTCCGCAGGCACTGAGAACTTTGGCGGAGTAAAATGGGAGTACCGTACAGGTCGTTCCGACCAAACCTATATTTCGGGTATGCCGGATGTATCGAATGAGTATGCGGTTAACATCGCTCTCACCGACCTGACACCTTACTCCCGACTCATCACCAACAGTCAACTTGATGCAATCCGTATCACCCTTGCCTGGCCTGCTGTTTACGAGCAAAAGGATAACGGTGACATTGTTGGCTACAACATCGAGTATGCGATTGATGTTGCGACCAATGGTGGTGCTTTCGTAGAGCAAGGTAAGTGGGATACCAACAACGGCAAGACGAACGTGGAGTACAATCGTACCCACCGTATCACCCTGCCTAAGCCTGGTACTTCGTGGACCTACCGCGTTCGCCGTATCACCCCTAACAAAAACAACTCTAAGTTTGGCGACACCATGTCGGTGAAGTCTTACGCAGAAGTTATCGACGTAAAGCTACGCTACCCAAACACTGCTTTGCTCTATGTCGAGTTTGATGCTGAAACCTTCGGCGGTTCATCGATCCCGAAAGTTTCTATCAAGACCAAAGGTCGCATCATTCAAGTTCCTGCCAACTACGACCCAATCACCCGCACTTACAGCGGAGTTTGGAACGGGACATTTAAATGGGCATGGACCGACAACCCAGCATGGATCTTCTATGACCTAGTGGTCAACGAACGTTTCGGACTGGGCGCCCGTATTACCGGCGATATGGTAGACAAGTGGACACTGTACCAAGTCGCACAATACTGCGACGTTTCAGTCCCTAACGGCCAAGGCGGCTTCGAACCGCGTTACCGTTGCAACGTTTACATCCAGTCACGCAAAGAAGCGTGGCAAGTTCTCCGCGACGTAGTAGCTATCTTTAATGGTATGTTGCACTGGAGTGGTACGCAGATGGTAGCCACGGCAGATATGCCGGTTGCGGTTAACACTGTGCGTAACTACAACCGCAGCAACGTAGTTGATGGTAAGTTCAACTACGGTTCGACTTCTGAGAAAACCATTGCAACAACGGCGCTCGTGTCGTTCGATGATCCGGACAACCACTATGAAACAGCCGTAGAGGCTGTTAACGACCTTACGCTAGTACAGCGGTACAAGACTTGGAACCAAGCGGAAATCTCCGCTATCGGTGTAACAAGCCGTGGCCAGGCACAGCGTAAAGGTAAGTACCAGATGCTTACCAACAGCCTCAACCGTGTTGTTACATTCAAGCTCGGTATGGAAGGCTACTTGCCCCGCCCTGGCGAGGTGTTCGGAGTTGCTGACCAACTACTTGCAGGATCAATTTTCTCCGGTCGAGTAAGTGCAGCGACTCTCAAGACTGTAACTTGTGACCGTGTACCTAACGCAGTAGCTGGTGACATCCTGTATGTCAACAAGGCAGATGGTTCTACAGCCGAAGGCCGTACCATCCAGAGTGTTAGCGGAAGGACTATCACCGTTACTGCCAACTACTCTGCCATCCCGGTAGCGGAACTTGGCTGGTATGTTGAAAAGACAAACCTAAAATCCCAACTCTACCGCACAACTAAGGTTGTGTGGTCAGAGAGTGACGGAACCTTTGAGGTAACTGGCGTACAGTATGAAGACAGCAAGTATGCAGCCGTAGATAGCGGCGCCCGCCTAGAGTCCCGCCCGATCACTAGCATTCCAGCTGGTAGCCAGGACGCTCCGACGAATCTTGTTGTTTCCTCATTCAGCTATATCGAGCAAACCCTTTCGGTTAACACCCTCTCGGTTAAATGGACTGCCGCAAGCGGCGCCATGAACTACGAGGCTCAGTGGCGGAAAGACGGTGGCGACTGGATCAACGTTGGCCTAACCGCAAGTACAGGCTTCGAAGTTCGCGGGATTTATACCGGTGCATATCAGGCCCGTGTTCGTGCGATCAACGCCATCGGCACCAAGTCTGTTTGGCTTGAATCAGCAAACACTCAAATCAACGGCAAGACCGGTGCACCACCTGCCCTGGTAGGGTTCACAACTGCATCAGAGGTTTGGGGCATTCGCCTCAACTGGGCATTCCAGAACGGTGCAGAAGATGGGGCATACATCCAGCTTCAACAGGCAACAGACATCAACGGTGCAAACGCCGCTGAACTCTCTATGGTTGCTTACCCAACTAAGACTTACGTTAAGTCGAACATGCTTGGTGGGGTTTCTGGTTACTTCCGTGGTCGCCTAATTGACCGCACTGGCAATCAGAGTGCGTGGACCGCTTGGACTTATGGCATCTCTGAGTTCGGAACCGATAAGATCCTTGAGTCGATTGTCGGAGAGATTGGACGCACGGAACTTGGCCAAGAACTTCTGAGCGAGATTGACACAACCAAAGCAGATGTAAGTGATGCTAAGAATTCCATCACCGAAATCACTAATGACGTTGTTGCAATTCAACAAGAGGTTGACGCCAATAAAGCTGATTTGCAAAACCAGCTAAATAACACTTGGACACAACTTAGCCAGCAAATCACCAGTGTTAACCAGAGTGTAACTGACCTTAACCAGCAAGTTACCGGGGTTAAGAAAGATGTTACGGATCTTAAAACCAGCGTAAACGCAAGTGTAAGCGACCTAACCACAAAGGTTAACGCCGTAGACACCAAGGCTGCTGGCCTGCGTGCCGACCTCGATGCCGCCGTGAAGGCAGCAGAGTACGACGCAACGAAGACCTATGCGGTTGGTGACATTGCCCGTAAAGGGCAGCGCCTGTACCAGGCTCTCGTGGCCGTACCGGTGAACAAGACACCACCGAACGCAACGTACTGGAAAGACGTAGGGACCACCCTGCAGGAAGCGGGCGCTACAGCCGCCCAGGTGGCCACCAACACAACGGCGATCACGAACCAGGGCGGCACCCTTACTTCGCACACATCGCAGCTGACAGGGCTTACCACACGCATCACCAACGCTGAAACGAATATCACCGGCACCTCAAACGCCCTGAGCAACTTGAGTTCCACGGTGACGCAGCAAGGTAATTCGATCACCTCTCAAGGGCAGTCGATTACCAACGTTCAAGCCACCGTAGACGGCATTGCCGGTTCGGGCACCAACCTGCTGGAAGACGCATACAGCTGGTTGACCTCCACCACTATGCCCGCCATTGCAAAGACCACTGCGCTAACAACTGCTGCTGTAGCCGTAGCGGAAGCAGATTCGAAGTTTGGCTACCAGATTGGTAACTCAACAGCAAGCAATCAGTTTGTGATGCTCTCGCCAACTAACAACGCTGCTGGTTGGAACATTCGAATCGAGCCAGGTACTTACCTGGTTTCGTTCTACATCAAAGGCAATAATGCCGGTCAAGTTATCGTTTCGCTGTATGATGGCACTCACCGCTACACTAGCCTCGGCAACTTCACCACTACCCGTACACGTTTAACTCTACCGGTTACTGTAACTGATAGTTCCCGCGTTGCTGTGACCATCTATCCGAACCGCACTAACGTTGCGGCCATGGAAGTTATCATTGATAGCGTGATGGTTGAAAAGCGTACTGGTGCAACAAACGTTGCTTCGCCGTTCGTGCCTGGTACAAGTGCAGTCTCCGTAACTAACGCTGCAAGTGCAACCACTGCACTCAATGCACGAGTTACAACAGCGGAAGGTACAATTACTTCCCAAGGAAATGCTCTAACAAGCTTGACCAACCGTGTCACCAATGCGGAAGGCACACTTACTTCGCAGGGAACTGCGATTAGCGGACTGACCTCCACAGTTACTTCTCAAGGTGGAACCATTACCTCACAAGGTACTGCGATCACCAACCTGAATTCGACTGTAGGTGCAATCGGCGGTACAGGTAGCAACATGCTTCCTGCTGAATACTGCACATTCGGGGATACACTACCTGGATTGGTTGTCGGTGGTGGCATTACAGCAGCTATCGAAGCTGACGCCCTGGCATTTGGCGGATACGCACTAAAGCTCCAGAAAAGCTCTGGTACAGCAACCGTGTACCTGTCTGCGTCCACTGTGTTCGCTTCCGCAAACATGGCGTTGAAGCAAAAGAAATACATCGTCTCGATGTCGGTTCGTGCTGGCACCGATGGGCACCAGTTGCGTGCTGGCTTCCGTGCAATCCAGACTGACGGTACTGTTGTATTCCACTACCCAACCAACATGACAGTTGGAACAACTTGGGCACGATATACAACCGTTATTGATATGACTACTTCACCAGCCGACAAGATCATTCTTTGCATTGATCCAAAGTCGGGAACAGGCGCCTACGGTGTTCCTGTTTGGGTTGATAAAATCATGGTTGAGGAACAAGTGGGGACAGGCACTACGCCATCCGCATTCGTTATCGGTAACAGTGCTGGCCAAGTAGCTGCCCAGGGTTCTGCGATTCAATCGCTGACTAACCGGGTAACTAACGCAGAGGGCAGCATCACCAGCCAAGGTAGTTCGATCACAAGTCTGAACAACAGCCTGACCACCACTAACTCCAACGTTACAGCCGCTCAAACCGCTGCCAACGCTGCCAACACATTGGCTGGAGGCAAGGGCAAGGTGCTGGTTCAAACCGCTACACCAGCTGCTGCCGACCAACTTGCTCAGAACTTGTGGATCGATATCACTGGAGGTGCAAACACACCTAAACGCTGGACTGGCTCCACTTGGCAAGCTGTCACAGACAAGGTTGCCACGGACGCAGCTACAGCGGCTGCTAACGCCCTTACCTTGGCAAACACCAAGGCAGATGCTTCGGCCCTATCTTCGCTAACATCGCGGGTTGATTCCGCCGAAGGCACTGTAACTTCACAAGGGCAAAGCATTACATCGCTTAACAACACGCTGGGAAGCGCTCTAGATAACTCGCCAACCAAAGTTTACCAAAGCGTCTTCGGGCCTATGGCAACTGACACTTGGGTATCTGTTGCAAGTACATCAACTGCAACTGCCGTGTACGGCACCCAGGACGGTAGCACAAACCCTGGAGTCATGGTGTTTAGCGGCGGTGCGGGTAATGGGCACTGGTGGGGTGAATCGACTCGCCGTATCCGCTTCGACCCTACCCGCTTGTACAAGCTAACCGCACGAGTTCAACAAGTATCGGTTAGCCTGGCGTCACCATCTACCTACCTCGGGTTTAACTGCTTTGCAGAGGATGGCGTTACCCGCATCAACAACTCGGGTGCAAACACTGTGAGTTCGTCGCACTACGTGTTGATGAACAACGTTATTAACCCTACTGGTCAATGGGTAGAGGTAAGCATCCACGTTAAGGGGCACACCTCACCAACGGAGAACGGTGGTGCAGGTGCAGGAACTGCCGCTGACCCGAAACGCTTGAAAGCTGGAACCGCGTGGTTCTCGCCTATGGTTATTGCTAACTACAACAGCAAAGGTGGTGTTTCGGTCCTCGATTACTTCGTAGTAGAAGATGTAACCGAGCAAGCACAGATTGATGCAAACGCTTCTGCTACAACGGCACTAACCAGCCGTGTTACAGCAGCCGAAGGCACTATCACTTCCCAAGGTTCGGCAATCACCAGCCTAAACAACACCGTAGCAAACAAGGCGGATAGTTCTGCTGTTACTGGACTTACTAACCGAGTTACCGCAGTAGAAGGCACTGTAACTTCACAAGGCCAGAGCATCACAAGCCTAACCAGCAGTGTTAACAGCATTGGTGGGAACGGCACAAACTTGATGCCTT